TCAATCGCCTATAGAGCCTGCGCCTATAGAGCCTGCGCCTATAGCGCTAGAATGAGGCCGGCCGCTGAACGCGTCGACAAAAATCTTGACGATGTGGCCGTCCCGGCGCAGCAGGCTGATCTCATAGATAAGTCCTTCGCCCAATTGGCACAGCCGCGCGCCGAGCGGCTCGGCGTGCAGCCGGAGGGCGATATCCCGCATGCTCCGGAAAGGATCGGCGAGCTTCTGCGCTTCCATTTTGCTGCGCGCCTGCGCCATGGTGAAGCATTGCAGCCGCGCGGGAGCGTCTTCGGCGCGGCTGGCGCCGGCGCGCAGGAAAGCGGCCGTCGCCGCGAGAGCGGCGACGGTGAGCGCCCGTCTCCAACAACCTCCGGCGGCCCGCATGCGCCTCTCCCCGGCGCATAGTCGGCCGAAAGCCCTGAATGCGCAATGAATAGTCAAGAAATGCGGCCGCGCGCCTCAGCTCTCCGAGGCGCGGCAGGCGTCCCGCATCTTCTTGTAGTCGATGATCATGGCGGCGAGCGGCGCGTTTTGGGGCAAGGCGCGCAGCTGCTTCGCCGCAATCTTCTGCTCTTCGAGAGAATAGGCGACGAGCGGCGGACAGCCGCCGCCCGTCGACTGGCATGCCGCAAGAGCGAGGCTAAAAGCGACCATGATCGAGATCTTGCGAAACATCTTCAACGCTCCTGCGCTCAATCATAATTTCGGCCTGGCGCTTGGCGGCGCGCATATCGGATTCGGCGCGCCGCGCGTTCTCCTTAGCGGCGCCGCCGGCGACAAGTCGCGCCAGCACTGCGCGCCCAAGCGCATAGGCGACGACGCCGGCGACCGCGACGAGACCGAGCGCGGTGAGCTTGGACATGTCAGGCCGTTCCCGGCGGCGTCGAGGTGATGCTGCGCATGATCGCCATCAACGCCGCCGAACCGATGGCGATGGCGCCGGCCTTCGGATCATTGAGAAAGGCGATCCAGTCGGTCGAGGCGAGCGCGCCAAACAGCGCGACGAGACCAGCGGCGACATAGGTGCGATAGCCTTGCATTGGGAGTTCCTTTTTTTGATGCCGGAAGCCGCCGGCGCGGTTTCACTTGCGGCCGAGGACTCGCGAGACGAACGATTCCATGGCGAAGGCGGGACCCGGATCGCGCTTGCGCGTCGGCGCAATGTCGTCATGACCGGCGATGTCGCTGATGCCGTAGGTCTGGCAGATGGCCTTGGCGATATCGACGGCGGCCGAGATCTGAAGGGCGGGATAGATCATCCAGGGCTTTTCGCCGCCCCTATCCAGCTTGTGGACGAGCATTACGACCTGGCTCGCCGGCACATTTTTTCCGTATGCGTCGGCGAATTTTCCGTTGGCGAGCTTCGTCAATGGTCCGGCGTTGGTCAGCTCAATGCCGATCGAAAAGGCGTTGCAGTTCGAGCGCCGCCTCCAAACGCTTTTGCCCGCGTGCCATGCGACGCGATTGAACGGCGCGAGCTGCGTCACCGCGCCGTCGAGATCGACGACGAGATGGGCGGAAGCTTTCGCATTCGGATTGCACAGCCAGGAGATTGCGCCCTTCGCCGACTGAGCGGCGGTGTAATGCATGATCAGCAGCGAGGGCTTCAAAACGCCGCCGACGTTGGGCGTCGGCTTTTGAGCGACAGGCTTGTCGTTTTGGTGCAGGACGTGATTCTTCACGGCGAAGGCCATGGGCCGACTCCTTCTCTTCCGATGTCGTTTGTTGATGAGGAATCGCGCGCGACGCGCTTGATGTTTTGCGATCAGAAATATTCGAAGACGACGGCGCAGCCGCCGCCGCCATTGCCGCCGGCGCCGGAATTGGCGCCGTTCTGCGATGCGCCGCCGCCGCCGCCTCCGCCGCCAAGCCCGCCCGCGCCTCCGGCGCCAGGAGTCGTTGCGTGCGAGCCTCCGCCTCCGCCGCCTGTGCCGGCTCGGTTGAGAGGGCCAACGCCGCTGGCGTATGACGCTCCAGCGCCGCCGGCGACGCCAGCAGCCCCGCCGGCGGCCTGCACGGCCGCCCCGTTCATGTAAATTCTACCTCCGACGCCGCCCGCGCTTGTTACATTGGCTGCGGTAATGCCCCCGCCGGACCCGCCGCCGGACCCGCCAGCGTCGGGGCCACAGTTTCCGCCGCCAGAGCCCGCGCCGCCAGTTCCGGGGCTTCCGGAGCCGCCTGCGCCATAAACCGCCTGATAGTTAGGCGAGCCCACTGTAGCCGACCCGCCGGCCGGCCCGCCCAACGCGGCGCTGCCGCCAGTGGCGCCAGAGGCGTTGCCTCCGACCGTCATCCCACCACCGCCGCCGCCGCCCGAACCGACCGCAAGGCCGCCGCCAGAGCCCGCGCCGCCGCCGCCGGCAAAGAGCAGCGTCCCGAACGTCGTGTTGCCGCCGGCAGTTCCGTTATTTCCAGCCGCGCTATCGACGGTCTGCGCTGCGCCGCCATTGCCGCCCGCGCCGATCGTGACGGTGAGGCCCCCGCCGATCTGAGCTGCGGTGAACTTGCCTTTTGCAATTCCGCCGCCTCCGCCCCCGCCTCCGCCTGAGGCGATCGCCCCGGCCGCCTGTCGCGCGCCTGCGCCGCCGCCGCCGCCGCCGCCAAAAAGGATCACGTCGACAAAGCGTATTCCAGGCGTCGGCGTATAAGAACCCGTGGCCGTAAACAGATGAACGTTCGCCGGGCCGCCGCTTGGAAAGGCGACTGCGCCTGTGGCGCTGTCGATGACGATCGCTTCCTTCCAGGTCGAACCATCGGGCGACACTTTGACGTGAAAATGATCGTCGCCAATCAACCCTGTTTCGGCGCGCGCGGAATAGTTCGACTCGTAAAGTTGCGAGAGCGTGTTCGCCGCGCTCTCCTTGTTGAGCGCGAAGCGTAGATCGCCGGAGCCTCCTTCGCCGACGCTCGTTGCGGTAAAGAGCGTTGCATTGAGTTTGGCGAGCAGCGGATTGGCGCCGTCGGCGGTCGCGCCGATCCCGAGCAGCGCAAGGTTTTGCAGCCGGCGCAAGGACAGGCCGCAATCAATCCATCCCGCGCCGTCATAGAGCAGCAGAAGCGATTCCGCTTCGACATAGGCGCGCCAGCCGGCTTGCGGCGAAAGGAAGGTCCAGCCGCCTGCGAGGAATGTCGCGATCTGGCCGCTTCTGCCCGTGAAATCGCCGGTCGCGCCGGCGCCGACGAGCACACGGTCGCCTTCCGCCGGCGTCGCAGGCGGCGACGTCACGTTTCGCGCAGAGACCGAAAGCTGCGTCAGCGCGTCGATCAGCGCCAGAGCTTCATTATGCGTGACGTGCTTTTGCGCTTGCGCCGCCTCGATGAAGGGCAGCGCAAGATGCGTGGTTTGCGTCATCGTTTTTCCTATTGGACGGGGAGCGTCGCCGTCAGCGGGAAACCCCGTCCAGCCGTCGCGCTCATCTGATAAAGTGAAAGCGTCAGTTCGCTTTGCGGCGCGCCGAAATCGCCGAGTTCTTCGGCGGCGGGATAGAGGATCGGCGCTGCGGCGGCGGTGAGCGTGCGCTTTCCGCTCGCCGGCAGTGAGATATCGGCTTCGTAGGATTCGCTCGCCTCGCCGAGCGGAATGTCGAGCGCCTCCCAAGCGTCGGAGTCGATGCGTCCGCGCCGCACGAAATCGATGACGACGCCGGCCGGCGTGCGCCGGGCGCGCGCCTTGGTCGGCGCGTAGGGACGCAACGCCTTGTTAGTCGCGGCGACCGTCGGCCGAACGAAGACCGGCTCCGCATAGTCGCGATCCGCCGGACCGATTCGATAGGTCATCGGCGCGCCAATCTCGGCGACCTTGCGCGCGAGCGGCGCGATCGCGTCATCGAGCAGCACGACGGTCGCGCCGGCCGGCGCATCGCGCTTGGCGAGATGTTCTTCGCCGCCGAGTCCGCGAATGAGCCTTGACAGACGATAGGTCTGTTCGCCGATAAGTTCGGCGTGCGCGAAAGCGAAAATCTCCCAGTCGCCGTCGACGCGGATCGCCATCGCCGAGCGCCCCGCGAGCGCGGCGAGATCGCCCACCGACGAGAGGTGTCCGGCGCCGATTCTGACAGTGACGCCGCCGCCATTGTCGAAGCGCCCGACAGGACCGGCGCGCAGGACCTCGAGCGTCTCGCCGATGGTCGCGCGCTTGTCCATGATCGCGATCTGCTCGTAGCCGCCCTCGAACGTCATTCTCCAGATTGCGAGCGGCCCTGGCCAGGGATCGGCGAAGGCGGCGACATAGGAGAGCGCTTCTTCGTCGCGCCAGAGCGCGAGGTCGAGAATTTCGACTCTCGGCGGTCCGACCATCTTCGGCGAAACGACATTTGTGCGTCCGAGCAGAGGCGCGGCCGCGTCATAGACGGAAGCGTCCGCCGCGCGCGCGCTGACTTGCCGCGCGGCGCCGTCCGTGATGCGTTGAATTTGAAACAGCCGGCCGCCGCCCGCTGCGCCGAGCCGCACCAGATCGCCGGGCTGCAAGGCGAGAAGGCCAGGCCGCAGCGTAAACTCCGCGGTTTCGCGTCCGATCCAAAAGTCCTGAAGCCAGCTCTCCGCAAGCGACTGCGCGTTGGCGCGATTCGTCATCACCGCGGCTTGCGCTTCACTCTGGCGCGCCGAGCGGCCCTCGAGTCTGCGGGATAAGACTCGCGCCATTTGAAAGTCGTTTTCGGAATCGCAGAAGGAAAGCGCGATCTCCTGCGGCAGTTCGCTTTCCTGCGCCCGCGCCCGCGTCACCAGCGAGGCGGTTTTGCCGGAGACGAGATCGTCCTCGTCAATTTCGCACACAGGCTTCCCGCGCCGGTCGACGAAGCGCAAGGCGCCCGCGCTCGCCACGACGTCGATGCCGTAAAGCGCGGCAAGAGAATCGATCGCCTCGCGCGGCGACATCGGCCGCTCCAGCACATAGCCGTCGAGAAAGCCGCCGACGTTCGGCCGCTGCGTGACAACTTCAGGCGCGGAGACGGCGCCGGCGAGCGCCGGCAGCAGGCGGTCGAGCGGCGCGCCTTCGAGTCGTCCGTTCAGCCAATGGCCCGTTTCCCAATTGGCGGCGTCGCTCCATGAATCGGCTTGCGTCGGAAAGGCCGGAAAGGGGCGCGCATCCCAGCACCATATGTGCAGGCGCGCCGGATCGACCATCGGCCCGGCGTAGAGGTTGGACGTTGGGTTGCGCGTCCCGCCGCCGGGCGCCGCCGGATCGAAATGCGCGATCATCGCCTCGATGAATCGCGCCTGCATGAGATCGTCCCGGCCGTTGCGCGAGAAATACGGCAGACCGCCATCGCTCGAGCGCGGGTCCGGAAAGACATTCGGCGCATTGGCGCCGCGGTCGACCGCGGGACATCCCGTCTCGACGATCCAGATCGGCTTCGACTGCGGGACCCATGCCGTCGGCGCCGCCAGCTCAGCGCCGCCGACGCGCTCGTAATGCGGTTGCGACCACCACGACAGAAAATCCTTCTGGCGGAAGATCCAAGGCTTGCCGAGTCCGTCGCTGATCGGCGTGCGATCTTGCGCGAGACGCGCATTTGCGTCGGCGTAATGCCAATCATAGGCCTCGCCCGAAGCGACGCGAGACTTGAGATAGTCGAGATCATAAATGCTCGCCGCTTCCTGCGCGTCGAGATGCGCGTCGCCGTCACGCCAGTCGGAGAGCGGCCAATAGACGTCGACGCCGACGAAATCGACGGCGCTTGACGCCCACAGCGGATCGAGCGGAAAGCGCGCTTCGCCGCTTGCAGGAACATGCGCGCCATATTCCGTCCAGTCGGCCGCGTAAGAGAGTTTTGTTTGCGGGCCGAGGATCGCTTTCGCGTCCGCGGCGAGCGTCATCAGCGCGCCGACGGCGGGATATGCGCCCGGCGCCGAGCGCACGCGCGTCAAGCCGATCAGCTCGGAGCCGATGAGGAAGGCGTCGACGCCGCCAGCCGCGACGCAAATATTGGCGTAATGCAGAATGAAGGCGCGATAGCGCGAAAAGAATGCGTTGAGCTGCGCCGCAGCAGTCGCGGTTGCGTCAGGTGAACCCGGCCGGCCCGGCGCTGGATCGCACGTGACGCGTCCGCGCCAGGGGAATGCCGGCTGTTCGATGGCGCCCGTGTAAGGATTGGGCAGCGCATTGCCCGGCGGCACGTCCATCATCACGAAGGGATAGAAGGTCACCGCGAGGCCGCGCGCCTTGAGGTCGGCGATAGCGGCCATCACCGACGCGTCGCTGGGCGTTCCGCCATAGGCTGCGCGTCCGTCGATTTGCGACACGAGCCGCGCGCTCGAACGCGTCAGCCCGGCGACCGACCAGTCGGGCGGCCAGAAGCCGCCGAGAATGAAGTTGAACTGTCCGATGGTCTTGAACAACGCATCGACGCGCGGCGCGATCGTGCAATGTTCGGCGCGAAGGTCGTCGCCGAACCAGGCGACGACCAGCGCGACGCTTTCGAGGTTCGGGCAAAGCGCCTGCAAGGCGTCGATCGACGCGGTCCAATCCGTCGCCGTGGTGAGCTGATGGCGATTTTCCGCCGCCGTGGCGCCGGGCGAGTAGAAATTGAGCTTGAGGGCAGGGTGATAGCCGGCCTCCGTCGCGCCCGGAATGAGGTCGACGGCCCGGATCATCGCGCCGAGTCCTTCGACGGGCTTCACGACCTCGAAGGTGAATTGCGGAATGCGATTGCCGAATGCGGCCAGCGCGAGATCCTCGAAAACAATATAGGCGAGGCCTCGATAGGCGGGCGCGTTTTCGGCTCCTTCCTTGGCGACGATCAGCGGATCTGGCTCCTGATCTTCAGTCCCGGGATAGATACGAATCGGCAGCGTCGTCATGTCGAGCTCTGACCCGTCAGCCCAGATACGTCGCACGAAAGCGACAGGGCCTTCGCAGAGCCCGATCGCGAAATTCGCCGAATAGGCATAGGTGAACTGAACATTGAAGCCGCCGCCGCCGCCTTTGCCCTGATGCTGTGTCTGCGCAAAAGACACATTGACGCGTTCGAGAAAGCGCGTCGCCCAGATCATCTGTCCGCCGATGCGCGCGCGGCCATACACGCGCGGCACGCCGGCGCCTTCCGTTGAGGTGATCCCGTCCATCGATTTCAGCTGCGGACCGATCGAATAGCGGGGCGATGCATGCGGTTGCAGCGCTGCGTCGACGAAGGAGCCGCCAAAGCCGCCGAGCACGCCGCCGATCGAGGAACCAACAGGTCCGCCGATCGCGCCGCCGGCGACAGAGCCGATTGTCTGAAGAACAAGAGTGGCCATGAGCGTCTCGAAGAGCCTCGCAATGTCATTCCCGACAGGCCGAAGGCCTGATCGGGAATCCAGAGCAGCTTCAGGAATGTCGGGTTTGGTCCTGGAGTCCCGATCGCGCGCCGAGCGCGCGTCGGGAATGACAGAGGTGCGGCGTCTTCAATCCACAACGCCTGGAAAGGCGAAGGCGGCGACGAGCTTTTTGCGCCAATGCGGGCCAATCGCGACCTGCGCGACGCAGGCGCCGGCATGGGCGTGAATCATATGCGTCGTCGATATTGCGATGCCGAGATGTTTCGCCGGGAGATGCTCGCGAAAGCGAAACAGCAGAACGTCGCCTTCACGAAAATCGCTTAAAGCCACCACGCTGAAATGCCGATGGGCCGCGTCAAGCAATGTCTCGGCGCTCAAGGCCTCGGCCCAATCGGGCGTATATGCGGGCGCCGCCTCCGGCTCGTCGCCGATGATGTCGCGCCAGACGCCGCGCACGAGCCCAAGGCAGTCGCAGCCGACATGGATGAGCGAGGCTTGATGCACATAAGGCGTGCCACGCCAGCGCCGCGCCGCCGCGACAATGTCGGCGCGGGTCATCTAAAAAAACTCCCACCGTCCATCGCCGGCGCAAGCGAACTCGGATAGGCGATGATTCGATCATTGCCCGGCATATGCGGGAAGCCGCGGAAGTTGACGATATTGTCGAACGTCAAGCGACAGGCTGTCGGCGACTTATCGCAGCCGGCTGTCAGGAGAACGGCGTCGCCGGCGAGGATCGCGCCGCCCGGCGGCGTCCACAGCGTGACGGTCGCGCGAAGATTTGTCTGCCGATGCGATTTGATCGTGAAACGGGCATTCTCATTCACGCCGCTTGTGAAGGTCAACGCGCCGCCTGCAAAGAAGCCGCTGTCGAAAGTTTCGGAAAGATCCATGTCGATTGCGCCGCCGACGAAGGCGGCGATGACGCTCGTCGCGTGAAAGCCGGGCGCCAAAACATTGAACCCGCAGCGCGCGTCGCCGAGATTAGCCGAACAACTGCGTTGAAAGGCGCGGCCCTGCTGCTGATCGAAAAGATGCGCGCTCGAGCGCAGCTCCGCGGCGAAAGCCATCTCGCCGCGGCGTATCTCGCCGATCGTCGCGATATCCAGCAAAGCGCGATCAATAACGTTCGTCCAATCGACGAGCCATGTCTCGACCGAGGCGCCGTCATAGAGGCCGTTCAGCAGATCCGCCTCGGTGAGGCTTTCGTCGCTCAAGGCGCCCGCCGCTTCGCCCGTTCCCGGCGCAAAGCCGACGCCTGATTCGAGCTGCGAAGCGGAAAGCCCGGTATTTGCGCGAAAGGTCACGCCATTAAACGTCAGATCGCGATCATGATCAGTGAAGCCCATTGCTGTCGCATCGTTGCGCGCAACGCGCCAACAATGGCAGAAGGTGGTGGCGCGCTGATCGAGCTTCGCCTGCATCGAAGGAGAGAGCGAGAGCATGGATATTTCCAATTCGGCGGATCGTTTCGCGGCATTGAGGGACGGCGGTGCAGCGAAGCAATCCAGAATGCGGCTCCGGGTTGATTCGTTTCGCTCGCCGTGACGCGACAGGGCTACGGGATGATTTCAATGATCGGAATATTTGGAATCGCGCCGGCCTCGAAGGCGTGCATGTCGATTTCGAGAAAATCCGTATCGAAGCGCACAGGCACGTCGAAGAGAAAGCCAGCCGTGACGACCGCTCCCGCCGAGGGAACGGCGCCGGGCGCGAAGGTCACGATTCCCGTCGCGGCGTCGACGCTCACATCCGGCGTCGATTTCTCGACGCCATCGGCCGCGACTCGCACTGTTCCAGCGACCGGCTTTACGATGTCGCGCGCATAAGCGGAAAAGGCGCCTCCGTAGGTCTTCACAAGCTGAAACGTTGCGCGCGCGCCATCTCCCATTCCTATTGTTTGATCCGTTGGGCTCGGAGTCGCGCCCGGCGTGCAGGAGGCGCAATCGGCGCGATCGCGCCAGCGAAAGCCATAAAGCCGGCCGCGCCGCTCTTCGAAGAATTCGATGATCTGCGAAAGCTGCGTGAGACTCTTGACTCCGTAGCCAGCTTCATAGCGCCGCCGCGAATGCGCCCAGCGGGCGTTGCGCGCCTCGCGATTGGAGCCGAGCGTCACGATCTCTGTGCGCCGCTCCGGTCCGCCGCGCCCGCCCAGCGAGACATCAAGCGGAAAGCGGATCTCGTGAAAATCGCTCATGCCGGCTGCGCCTGCTTAGAGGTTGCGCTGGCCGCGCGCGACAGCCCGCGCCAAGGCGCCCGTGATTTGCGCCTCCGAACGGCAAAAGCTCTCGACATCCTGCGCAGCGATGTTGACCGTGACCGAAACCGGACGCGCGGCGGCGCCTTGCGCGACGACGCCGAGCCGGCCATCCGCGCCGCGCGCGAGCGGCATGATCGCCTCGGCGCCGCGCTCGCCCATCAGCCCCATCGCGCCGCCGCTCGCAAAATAGGTTGGACTGGCGACGACCCCGCCCTCCGCAAAAGGCGCAACGGTCCCGGCGCTGCCGAAGGCGCCGGAAAACATGCCGCTCAATCCGCTCACCAGTCCTTCGGCGAGCGCCTTGGTTCCCGTGCGCAAGGCCATGCGCGTCAGCGACTGTGCGATCGTCGAGAGCACGTCATTGAAGCTGCGGCCGCTCGCCACCGCCGAGCCGAAACCCAGGTGAAGCGTCTTCGTGACATTTCCTGCCGAGACGTTGATCTGATCGAGCAGAAGTTTCGTCGCTGCCAGGTTAGCTGTCGCGACGCGCTCATTCGCGCCCGGCGCGTTGAACGGGTCCGGGAAGGGGTCGAAATTTGTCGTCATGTCGATCCTTGAGAATCGGGAAATTGGCGCATCATGTCTTCAAGCGCCGCGCGCGACGGCCCGCTCGGCGCCAAGCCGTAAACGCCCTCCGCCGCGCAAAAAAGTTCGCGCGGCGTCATCGACCAGAAATCGCGCGACGGGAGCCGCAGGACGCCGAGCCCGAAGGCCATGGCGCGAGCGAACGGAAAGGGCGTGCGATGGGAGGCGCCGCACGCAGCTTCTTCCGTTTGCCTCAGGCGTCCTGCGGCGTCGGAGGGTTTGCATCGGCGTTCCGCTCCGGCGCATCGCCGAAGGTCGCGGCGAGCAGATCGGCCGCGATACGCACATAGCCAGCAAGACCCTCCGAAACTTTCATTCTCGCGACGTCTTCGTCGGATATGTCGTTGCCCGCTCCGCGCAGCCCGCAGCCGATGATGCGCAGTAAGTCGCGTGCGGAAAGCCGTCGTTCCTCAAAGCGGCTCGCGAGCGCGACAAGGTCGCTGGCGCCAAAGCCGCTTTCGAGTTCGGCGAGCGCGCCGAGCGTCAGGCAGAGCGTGTAACTCTTGCCGTCGATTACCGCGTCGATTTCGCCGCGCTTGCTGTTCGCCATTGCGTCCTCACATGAAATGCGCCGGTCGATCTGGAATTGTCATTCCCGGCAGGCCGAAAGCCTGACCGGGAATCCAGAGTCGGTAACAAGCATGTTTGATTTTGCCCCTGGAGTCCCGATCGCGCTTCGCGCGTCGGGAATGACAGTTGAGCCGTTCAAACCTCACAACGCCGCGAAGGCGAGCGCGCCCGCCGATTCGAGCGAAATGTCGAAGGTCACTTCGGCGGAATATTCGCCGCGGTAATCGAGATTGGCGATCTGGAACAGGCCCGAGAGCACGCCGAAGTCGGGAATGACGATCTGCCATTCGCGCAGCAGTCCGTCGAAGAAGGTCTGGCGCAGAAGCGCATCCGACGACTGGTCTTTGAACACGCCTGTTCCGGAGACGCTTGCGCGCCTCAGTCCTCCGCCGTCCAGCAATTCGCGCCAGCGACCGCTCGACTCGGCGTCGGTCACGTCGACCGTGTCGGCATTCAGCGCGAGGCGTCGCGTGCGCAAGCCGGCGACGGTGACGAAGTTCGCGCCGTCATGAATTTTCAAGAGCAGATCCTTGCCTTTCTGGGCGGCCATCATTGAGCTCCGTTAAAGATATTCGGTCGTGGTGCGAAAGCGCAGATTGACGCGCGCGAAGCGGCCGTTCTGCTCGCGACGCGTCTCCAAGGAGAGGAAGCGCAAGTCGACCAGCCGATGATCTTGAAGATTGAGCGCCGCCTCGTCGAGAAGATCGGCGATGCGTTGGGCCAGTTCCAGCGCCTCGCTTAGCCCCCGCATCGTCGACGTGACGCTGATCGTAAAGAGCTGCTCCGCGCCGGGAGAGAGATCGGCGGACCAGTCGCGCAGCTGCGCTTCGCCAAAAAGCGCATAGGGCGGTTCGGCTCCTCGTGGCGCCTCGTCGTAAAGCTTTTGGCCGAACGCGGCGGCGAAGCCTGCATCCGTGAGCAGATAGGCGCGGATCGCCTTGCGCAGCGCGACGACGGGTGAAACGCTCATGGCGAGTCCTTTAAGTGATCTCTTCGCACGCGCAGATCAAAAATCGCCGACGCTCATCGGGATCGAGAACCGATTGGATGCGAAGCTTGCGACCGCGATAGACAAAGCGCATGTCCTTTGAGACATCGTCACGCCAACGGATCGTCACAACGAGAGTTGTCGCCTGCTCGGCGCGTTGCTCGACGAAGTCCTCGCGGGCTCCGGACGGCGCGATGCGCGCCCAAAGATTCGCCACGGGCGTAAAGCTGCGCGAAAAGCCGCCGGCGCCATCGGGCGCGTCGATGGGCCCCTCGAGCGTCACCCGATGGCGCAGCGCGCCGATGGGGAGGCCGCTCACAGCAGCCGCTCCCGCCGAAACGGCGCGGCGAGCTGCGCGACCGATTTCGGTAAAGCGTCGTCGCCGCTATCGCCGCGATGTTCGCGCCAATGCGCGACGAGCGTCAAAATCGCCTGGCGCAGCGGCTGCGGCGCGTCGCTCGCGAGCGAGCCATAGCCGACGTCAAAGTCGATCTCGATTCCGTCGCTCACGCGTCCAGGCGCCGCGGGCGCCGATGTAAAGCTGATGCGGCCGCCCTCGGTCGAGTTTGGCGCGCGATAGGTCGCGGCATTGAGCGTCTGCGGCGCGTCGCTCGCGTCGAACACGCGGATCGCCGTCACCGACTGAAATGGCGCGAAGGGAATGCGGAGCGTCGCGTTCGAGGCGACCGAAGTGGGCCAGCAGTCGAACGCCAGGCGCCAACTTTGCGTGACGAAGAAGCGCCTTGTATAGGCCTCGAGCGTCATGCGCGCGGCGACGATCAGCGCCTGGATCAATTCATCTTCTTCGACGCCGTCTTCGCGCAGCCATGATTTTGCGTCGGCGAGCGAGACGGGCTCGATCGCCGGCGCGCCGATGAGCATCGGTCGCATCGCGCTTCCTAGGTTGTGGTGAGCGGAAGGCCGCAACGTTTGTCGTCGCGGCCTCAGCGGGCCGGGCTGATTAGGATGCGGCGAATTTCAACAGCTTGATCGCCTCGAAGTTCTGCACGCCGCCGCCGACCCGCTTCGTCGTATAGAAGAGGACATAGGGTTTGGCGGAGTAGGGATCACGCAGCACGCGAATGCCGACGCGATCCACCACGACATAGCCGCGCTCAAAATCGCCGAAGGCGATTGAGAGAGAGTTCGCGGCGGGGTCCGGCATGTCTTCCGCTTCAACGACGGGGAAGTTCATCAGCGAGGCGCCGGCGTCGGCGGTGGCGGGCGGCGCCCAGATGTAATCGCCGGTCGTCGTCTTGAACTGGCGCACGAGCGACTGCGCACGCCGTCCCATCACGAATTTGCCATTCTGGCGGAAGCCGGCGCGTAGCGCATAGACGAGATTGACGAGCGCATCGGAAGGATCGCTCGCCGCGAAAGCGCCGGCGGCGCCCGTCAGCACATAGCCGATATTGCCCCAGGTCCAGCTCGCGTCCGCAACGCTTGTATAGGAGAGAAAGCCCTTCGGCTTATTGACGCCGTCGCCGCTGACGAAAGCCGCGCCTTCCTGTTCGGCGAAGGCGGTCTGCACCTCCTCGGCGATCCATTGCTCGATGTCGACGACGGCGTCGTCGAGCAGCGCCTGCGTCGCCGCCGGCATGGCGTAAAGCTCCATCGCCGGAAAGGTCATGTCGGCGAGCTGCTGATTGTTGGTCTGCGGGCGCGGATCGGCTTCGGCGACCCAGCCGGCCGCGGGTCCCGTCGTTGAAAAGGCGCGGCGCAGCGACGCGCCGGAGATTTCGCGCACGCTGGAGATGGCGCGGATCGGCGAGAACTTTGCGAGTCTTCGCAGAACTTCCCGCTCGGTTGGAAGCGGCACGAGATAGCCGCCGTCAGGGCCCGAGCCGCGCGACAGCGCCTTGGCTTCGAGCGCCTTGAGGCCGCTCGCTTCGCCGGAGCGCATGTAGTGATTGAAGGCGCTCTTGTGCTCGCGCCCGCTGTGATCGTCGACGAGCTTGCCGCCGATGCGCGGCCGCGACATTTCGAGCGCCAGGCGATCAAGCCGGCTCTTCGTGTCGTCGAGCGCCTGGTCGATGCGCGCCAGCTTCTCCTCGGTCACGACATCGGCGCCGAGGCGGCTTTCCAGCTGCGTCAGGCGCTCGTCATTGGTTTCCTTGAAGGCGCTGAAGGCGCGATTGAGATCGGCGAGAATATCGTCGCCGGCGGATTTCGTTTCAACTGCTGACATGTATAGAGCCTCATGTTTGGCGCCGGCGCGCGGAAAAACGCCCCCGCGGCTGGAGCTGCCGGGATGAAGTCGCGCGCTGTGGAAGTCCGTCTTGGAAAGAGTCGATTGCGCCCGACGGCGAGAGCGCGAATAGCTCAGGAGGTTTCGGACAGGCGCCGCAGCGCCTGCGCGAAGTCAAGCGCGGCCTGCTGCGCTCTCAGCCGCGCGAGCTTCGCGCCGAGCGCCTCGATGCTTGGCGCTGCGTTGCGGCTGTGCTTCACCGCCCCGATGCGCGCCTGCGCCAGCATCGGAAAGGTAACGATGGAAATCTCCCAAAGGTCGATGTCATGAAGCCGCCGCACGCCGGTCGATTTTTCCGTCGTGGCGCGCAGCGTGCGAAAGCCGATGGAGAGGCCGTCGATCGCGCCCTTGCGCATCAGCGACAGCGCTTCGCGCGCCCGCGCCACCGAAAGATCGAGTCGGCCTTCGACTTTGAGGCCGCGCGAATCTTCGACGATCGAGGCCCACATTCCGATCGGCTCGGCCGCCTGATGCTGCCACAGCATTTTGACGCCCCCCGCGCCGCGCTTGATGAGCGAGCGCGCAAAGGCGCCGGTCATCACCATGTCGCCGCCGGAATCAACGACGCCGAAGAGGCTGGCGTAGCCCGAGAAGGCGCCGGTGTCATTCGCCTGCAGCACCGGCAGCTCGGCGCGCTTGATTTCCGGCGCGCCCGCTCTCTGCGTCGTTTTTTGCAGCGCCGTCAT